AATCATTATCATTTCTTTAGGAGGGTCGAATTGATCTACGGGCATTTCGCCATACGTATTGTCACCATCTTTCAAATTGTATATGTTTCTATAATACAATATTTTTTGACCATATAAATCAATTTGTTCCCTCCAATAATTACTATACAATGCTCTTTCTGCTTGGTTTTTTTCTTTGTCTGTAAATCTTAATGTTGAAGCAACGTAATTGTTATAATTGTCTGGATAAGTCCTTATACAATTAACGCCTTTATATTTGTCGTAAGTAATCATTTTTTTAATACGAAAGATTTTTTCATTTCGTCCCAAATTATTTTTATTCCAGTATTTCCTAATTTTTTAGGCTCTATTTTGGAAACACTATCTATATGGTATTTTTTACAAATTTTTCTTAATTGTGCTATATTTACTGGAATATTTACAGATGGATTATTTTTAACTCTTTCAACTTGTTGTATGATAGTCATATCTGGTTTATGCATATCAGGGACGGTTTGAGCATGTTTTCTTTTAAATGGATCTAAGATTAAATTTCTTCTATGTCTTGGACCCTTCTTGGGTTGCATCGGCAAAAACATGTTCAAATATCCATGATTCCAAGTTTGTTCCAAAAGAACAGAAAATGTGTTGGCAAATAGTCCCATAGAACTATTTACTTTTTTTCATCAAGCTGGAGGTGTTGCTGGTGCCGCTGTTGGTTTTTCTCCACCACCCGCTGGAGGAGGAGGTGTTCCTGCGGCTGGAGGAGGTCCAAAAGCTGGAGGTGTTTCTTCCGAAGCTGCACCACCCAAAGGTGATGCTCCAGCGGGTGCTCCACCACCTTCACCAGTTGGAATGGCACCACCTCCTCCAGCAGCCATTGGTTGACCTTCTACAACTTCACCACCAGCCGTTGTCAACTGTCTCCAATTTGGCCCCATTGCTATTATTTGTGCCAATTCGAATTCCAACTCTTTATCTTTCTTTAAGAAAGCTCTATTGGCTAAGATTTCTTGATCACTCCATTTTAAATATTTCTTTTGAGCATATGTTTTGGATATTGATTCGTTTTGAACCATATTATTAAATGTTGTGTATTTGATTTCAGCTTTTTGGGCTTCTCTCATTTCAAAGAAGTTTGTTGGGGGAGTGAAGTTGATGTCAAAATCCATCTCTCTTAAATCATGTTTCTTCCAAAGTTTTTTGAGTTTTAAATGGACTATAAAAGTATTTTTCAAACCTTCTGAAAATTGCATTTGCATACGCATAATGAATTTTGCAAATTTTAATTCTTCTCTCAAGATTTGCATACCATCGCTATATGCTGAATCTGGTGCAATTCTATTGACAGGAACTTTTAAAGATTTGTATAACTTGATTAAGAAATAATCAAGATCGGGTAATGTGTTTAATTGTGGTCCACCTTGAAGTTCTGAGACTGAAGTTCCTTCAGAACCTTGTCTTTTTGCAAACCAATAATTATCCAGATAACTTTGTGGATTGAATTTATTAACTTGTCCTTGTTGATCAACATCAAATGTTCTTTTGGACCAATTGTCTATATGCTCTTCTTGCATTCTCAATAAAAGGTAATCTTATTGTTTTGTTCTCATTCCATATGCCAGAATTAATATACGTAATTTGGTTTTTATCCATTGGAACGAGTTTGTATTCTAAAATTTTAGTAGGATTGTTTTTATCAAAAACAGGCTTTCTCAGCAAATAGCCTTTTATCATCATATTTTGTACATTACCGAAAATAGGATCAACAAACTCATTGGGTACTGTAATCACACCTAAAATACCTTCATCTTCATATTGTTTATGAATAATATGTTCGAAATATAATTCCCCATCGACAAGAAGGGTTCTAAAATATTCCCACCCTTTATGCTGCAGATCAAAATGTTGAATATATTTTTGAAATTCCTCTTCCAAAGCCGTTGTATCTTTATCACTCAAATCAAGATCTAAAAATTTAGCACATACAACTTTTCCTTTAGAATCTTTATTAATTGCTTCATCACAAATCTCATCTAGCGCATCAGCTACTTCAGAAAATGATGCCATTGTTCTATAATCTCTTAATCTTGATACTTTGTCATGCTGAATGTTAGCATACATGTATTGTGTAAAGTTGTTATCTAAACCAATAATACCAGATGGATCTAAGCTATTATACTCGGTATTACTGCTTATACTCTGTCTGGCTAAAGCCTCAGTGCGCTTACTACCAGTATCCTGAAAAACCTTAAACTTAGGATTTAACTTACTAATTGTATCTATAGTGGTGTAGCTCTGGTAAGGAAGCTTTGAATTTATGTAATTCATTAAAGAACGACCAAATGTCGATTCGCGTCCAGAATCAGAATTTCCGTACTCAGGCATATAAGATATCTTATTTATACGTTAAAAAATATATTCAAATGAAATTTACCAGTTGATTTTTGTGATTATACCGTATAAAATGTATTGTGGGTTTAAAAGACAAACCCTTTAATATGAAAGAAAAAAATTCTGAGGAAAAGCTTTTTTTGCTCACAAATTTTGTAAATTGCACGTCTCCATCTAATGACTTTATCTTTTATATAGGATTCAATAATCATCAATTCACCAATACCTTATCGACTTGCGCGCGTCCCAATATTACTATTATATGATCCCTATTATTAAATTTACCTTTCCTTCAGTTTTATTTCACCGTAAAACTGAAGATGGTATTGAATGCGGCCCGTTTATATCTAAACTAGATACCGGTATTTTTTATAGTAGATATGATTATGGTCATATATTTCAAATTTCTATCTTAGGCTTTGGGGTACATATAGTGTGGACTAATCTATAACACGTATTATAATTTCTTTATGATTCTAAATGATATTAAAGTATATGATGGTGTTCTGTTGCATAGAAGATTTGCTTATCGTTATTTTAGAGACAAGTGTCTCCCAATTGGTAATATAATTGCTTTTAGAGCGCCTGCTAATGTAGAAACTGAGGGGTTAATTGATCAGGAAGATTCGTTAAATAAAGATTTTATATATAGCGAGGATATGATTCATTTTCTTTATGAGATACCCCTAATAACAGAGAGTTTTGGTGCTATTTGTTATCAGAGAATGTTTAATGCAAATATTGCTAATATCCTTTACAAATATATTCAAGCGCCTATTGAGGTAGATGGGGATGATCTAATGGTGACGAAAGAATTTACACAAGGTGGTGTTACACAACAAAAGGGTAAGTGTAGTGTTAGTATTGTACATGTTAAAGATGGGGCGGCACTCGGCCATACCGGCATTAACGTCACCGCCGGGAAGCGTGCACCAGCTTTTGCTTATAGTACAAATCTTAATAATGATCAAGCTGTCTCCTTTATGAAAGATGTAGTTAACTTCTTCTATCAAACTAACGACGATATTTTTATAGCTTCAACTAAAATTATCTCACATTAATATGTCTGATCATACCTCACAATATGGTCAAGATAGCTATATTTTAGATATCTATAAAAATGAGGTTGGATTTTTTATTGAAGCAGGTGCACATAACGGAGTTTTTCAAAGTAACACATATGCATTAGAAAAAAAAGGATGGAAAGGATTATTAGTTGAACCTAACCCAATTTTTAGAGAAAACCTAAAACTTACTCGTCCTAATTCCATTATTGAAGAATGTGCGTTGGTTTCTTTTGATTATAAGGAATCTACTATAAAGGGGAGTTTTTTCAATGATGACCCCGCCGGAGGATGTACTGATTCCCATAATACAACAATTGAGGTTCCAGCAAAGACTCTAACCTATCTTTTAGAAAAACATAAAATAGATAGAATTGACTTCTTTTCACTTGATGTAGAGGGGTTTGAAATCGAGGTTCTTAAAGGATTAGATTTTAACCGTTATAAACCAAAATATATTTTGTTTGAGGAACATTGGGGTAATAATCACGATGGAACCGGGAAATATTACAGTGAAAATTATATTAGCTTTCTTACAACTAGAGGGTATCAATTAGTTCATAAGTTTACCGATTCACACCTTCTCTATAAGCATGATGTATAATGAATATCTTTGATATTATAGATGGAATTGCTTTTAGTAAAAAGACTAATTTAATCGATTGTCCAGAAGCAGAAAAAGAATTTTCATTATACCTCGTAAATAGGTGGTTGTCTATGCTTGATCCAATTGCGGCCAAAGTTGTTAATTTAACATCTAATAGAAATTTAAAACAATTTCCCACTGTACAAGATCAGTATAAATTACTTGTTAATGTCTTGCCAAAATTTAATAAGCAAAGAATTAATTATATTAAGAAGCCAAAACTTTCAAAAGACTCTTGATTTTAACATAGTTCACTAATAAGTGACCATATATGGCAAATGTTGATCAACTTGGACCGGTACAGAAAAGTTTAATAGATCTTAGCTCACATTCTAGAAATTCACTTAATAGTGTATTTGTTGGGTACAATCTTTCGAAGTTACTCGATGACATCTTGTTAGTAGAGTTTGTAGATGAAGGTGGTACTTCTAATACAATTGTTAGAAATGGAATTGTAGTACCTGTAAACGCTGAGACTAACGCATGGAGAATAGGTAAAGTAATCTTAAGAGGTGATAGCTGTAAACTAGTTAAAGAAGGTGATTATGTTTGTTTCCCTAATAATATGGGTGTTCCTATTGCTAATATTGAAGTTGAAAATCATGGAAAATTAAGCCACGGAATATTTTTAAACGAACAAAGAATATTCGGTGTCGTACAACCAAGAAAAGAAAATGTTAGTGTCCCTAGCAAGCCTGAAAAGCGTACTTCAAAACAACGTCTGTGAAATAAAGTTTGCCCGGCGTCGCCCTCGCCCCGGTAAACCAATGACACGTCGAATGCTCTGTACTAACGCACAATCCATTTTAAATAGTGTCGATGGTAGGGTGACACTTAATTATAAACCTGCAGTTAAGGGAACCAGATATAGTCCGGATCAAAAAAATCTTGTTATTGTTTGGGATATATTTATGCAAGATTATAGATGTGTAAATTGCGATAGTTGTGACCTTATAACAAGTATACCTGCTGGGCCCGCTTTTTGGAAATATTTTAGGGAAAACTTAGCAAAAATGACTACACCTCAAAAGATTACTTACATGGATTCATAATATGTACGTAGAAAAATTAGAAAAATCTATTAATACGTTTTTACAGCAAAAGATATCTTTTTCTGTAAACAATAAATCTATCAAAACTGGTAAGTTAATTTTGTTTTGCATAAAGGACTTTTATTTGATTTTTACAATAATGGTAAACCAAACAAAAAAAGTTTTTGAAGTACCGTATCCGTATAATTTTTTTATAGGGTCAAAGAAAATAGTATTTGATTATTCAGTTGATAGTCTTTGTAATGAAGACAGAAAAATATTAGAATATGCAAAATTTCTTATCCCCAAAAAACCAGGTAAGTATTTTAATACAAGAGCAGAGATTATTGTAGTTGAAGATCAAATTTAATAAGTAAATAGAGTATGATTATTAACTGTGAAGTCGTTCTAGATAAAAAGAAGTCTTCCAATAAGTTATATTTTGACAAAAAGTTAAAACAATTTAGTAATGCAGTCAAAAGGTGTGGTATATTAGAAGAAGTTAAATTACTTAGATCATATTTAAAACCATCAGCAAAAAGAAAGCTAGCATCAAAGATTAGTTATAATAAGTGGAAGTATTATTGAAGTAGTTTGTCGGATACACTACTAAATAAGATATATGAAGCTTCCTACTCATTATTTTGAGATAAAGGACCTCTTAATACAGTTTTTGGCCGCATTTGATGATGTGGTTATTAAGAGGTATAACAAAAATAGGGTTGCTGAAGCCTCTCAACAAGTAAGATACATTTATGCTCCAAAACAAAGAGTTTTATTTGATTTAATTAACCCTGGACAAAACTTAACTTTACCTGTGGTGAGTGTTACTATAGGTAGTATAACTCGAGATAATAATAGAGTTTTCAATAAAAATGCAGGGTTTTTTGCACCCGGTACACCTTCAGAGTCTACTCCTAGTCAAGCAACATTTTTTTACAAAGCACCTGTACCTATCAATATTGATGTTAAGATGAGTATTATTACTAGATATCAATCAGATATGGATCAGATATTAAGTAATTTTGTACCGTTCAACAACCCGTATATTATCTTAAGCTGGACAGTGCCTAAGGATTTTAATTTACCTTATACACAAGAAATAAGAAGTGAGGTTCTATGGAATGGCTCAATTAATTTAAATTATCCAACAGATATTAATGCAAATCAAAAAGCTCAAATTATTGCCGATACTGCTTTTACTATTAAAGGTTGGATGTTCCCAGATCCTCAAGCACCAGTAAAAAATATATTTAAAATTGATACTCAACTTACTGCAGTTAGTACTGGTACATCTCTTGATTATGGTAGCTATACCTTTCTTAAGACTCAAGTTATTACTAATACTGATCCAGCTCTTTCCGCTTTTTCAAACACTGAAACTGTTACCGTATCAGGACGTCCTCAGATTACAGAGATTAAACTTTATACCCCACTTGGAGAACCATAATGCCTAATATAACAGTTAAGGTAGGTACATCCGGTAAGCAAATATATCTCTATGGTGATATGTTTAATTATAGAACTGATGCCGGGCTTTATTTAAGTTCTAATAAGTTTGACGGAAAACAAAAATCATATAATTTTTATAGTGGTGTAAGAAGTACGAGTGCAGGTAACCCACCATTTAGCGCATACCCAATTTTTGACTTTACTGTACATACAAATAATGTTATGTCTTTTACACTACCAACATTTTATAAACCTCAATTATTAGAAATTATTTTTGCAAACGATGCAGGGTATCAAAAAGCTTCCGAGGCTAAAAGATTTGATTATATAGAAATAGTCTATTAAAATAGTGGAAATAAAACAGTAGATATATAAGTAGTATTATGACAGATACTAATAAAAATTTGACACCGCGTGAAAAAGAACTTGTTGAAGCTAAGAGTAAGATTGAAGAGCTTCTAAACCAATATAAGGCTGCCTTAGTACCTGTAACATTAATCAGTGGTACACGTATTCTCAGTCGTGTTGATATTGTTCCTAATGAAGCGGTTGAAAATAATTCTTCAGAATCGTAAATAAAGATTTATTTAGTTTAATACCTTCTTTTACGGTAAAATAAACTAAATAATTCTATGGCTTACCGTTCTTTTGCCGATTTCTCTCGGACTACACCTCTTCCCTCAGATTATCTAGTTGGTTACAGACCATTTCAGGGAGAGTTTCAGGTTGATTTTTATGCCATATCAAACCTTTTAAGCGGTGG